TAATGATTCGATTGCCTCGAAATTGAAGAAATTCATCACAGAAGATGTCTTGCAGCAAGCGATGATTGCAAAATCAAATTTGCAAACAAAATCGATACTGGATGATTCGAAGGAAAACACTAAAAGGGAAATCAATTTCTCGCGATTGCTTTATTACAAATCCGGTCCGGCAATTATGGGGCAAGTGGGTTTCATCATGAATTCGCTTTCCTTCAACGTGAAATCCGTAAGTTTGGAAAAGCCCAATATTCGAGAGCAACTCTATGCTTTGCAAATTTTGCATGCCAACAACGTGATTTATGGCAGTCGCGATTTCGATTTCGTAAAGCGCAAAAAGACCTATCTTTGGGGGTTTTCCTCCAGTTTCTATTTCAGCGATTCCTACAAATCCGCAGAATTGATAAACGTCTATTGCAAAAAGAATAAGTTGAAATTCCCTGATTGCAAAACCCCAGCGGAATTGGCACTATGCGCCTCGGTGATCGATATTCTACATCTGATTGGCGAGAGAAACGAATCAATCCGCAAGCGCTGCATCTCCTTGCTTTTTGATAAAAAAATAAAGCTAGAAGGTGGGTTGAAAGATTTATTACTTTATGATAAAGTTGTGGATTATGTAACCCAAGTGGAGGATAAACCGCTCACCAATTTCAATATCGAATTATCAGATTTACCAATTACGGACATTTTGAATTCGGAATTTTAATAAAAGATCTTCTCACATTTTCGGCAGCCAAGTTTATAATTGTAATTTTCGTCGCGAATAACGGACATGATTGTATTATCACATTCTTGGCATTTTATATTTCTTTTGGCTGTGGTCGGTTCGCTCATTAATCGAGTGGCTTCTGCGATCGTGATTTCCCTTTTGCCTTCGCCGTGAAAGGTAATATCCACAATATTATCATTTGGTGGAAATTCTTGTTCAAATCCGCAATTCTTGCACATCATTTTGCCGGTAATCAGATCAACCATTTCTAGCATCGATCGGCAATGTTTGCAGAATCTAGGAATTGTCATTGCTTTTTTATTAAAAGTTAAATTCAAAAATAAAATCTCTTATCTGCATATTCCGCTGCTTTATTGGCCATTTGCAATTCAATCTTCGTTGCTTTTTCTACGACTTTTTCCGTTGAATTCTCGACTTGTTTTGGGATTACCAATGGTTCTGGAAAATCCGCGCTTTCTATGTTTCCATTTGCCAGATTCGCGGAGATCTGCTCTATTAGTTTGTTTAATTCTTTTTTCATCAATCGATCGGCGCGTGATTCTTCCAATAATTCCTTGACTGTCATTTTCTCAATAGCATTTGCACCGACAAATGTCATAACTTGCGATATTCTGCGAGGAACTCCACCAACAATTACGATTGTCATTTTTTATAAAAATGCAAAATTATAAATCTATAATTTTTATAAAATTATAAAAATGCAAAATTATAAATCTATAAAATTAAAAAAAGTAAATCGATTCATAATCCCAATATTTTTTCGCATTCATAAATAATTTGGGGAACCAAATGGATTTTCCGCGACCAGTGAGCGCGATCCACCATCTCGAAGATTTCATAAGATGGAGTTCCTTTTTCGCAAGGCAGGATTGGTCTGTATCCGGGATCGCCATATTTCCGCACCATCAGCTCGTCCATGTAAGGAAATAGTTGCGGGAATACCTCTCCGCTTTTCATTTTATCATAGATTATTTCCATCATTTTTCGGTACAGGATTCGGTCGGTTAAAATGCCATATCTGGATTGCTCCGGATCGAGGCAAATGTTCAAAGCATATAGATCGCTTGGCATGGAGTTGAGCCTTTCTACTTTTTCTGGATCGATAAAATTGCATGTCCTCAGATAAAGGACTTCTTCATCAAAGCCACAGCCAGACAAGAACTGCATCAGATAGCCCCACATGATTCTCCTATTATCTGAATAGCATTCATAGATTTTTGAGTGGATTTCGATTAGTTTCTCGGTGTTGTTCATTTTATAAAAGATTATAATCTTTTATATACAGATTATACATTTTTATAAAAAATTCATTTTGGTCCCCATTTATCCCAATAATATTTGGTTGCCTTAATCGCCAAGACAATCACGACGACGCATATAAATAGCATTGATAGAAAGAATAGATGCATAATAAATTCAGCACATAACAGATAGGCGGTTCCATCATCCATGTTTCTTTATGGGAAATTATAAAATTTTATAATTTTGATTTCCAAAACTATCCCAAATACACAATGGATATTGAGTTTTTCAAGACAAGCACCGATGAAATCATTTGTTCCTCGGATTATGAAAGCAAAATATACAATCCAAGCATTTGGATGGACATGAAAGATCTCATCAGCGACGGTGAATTGAGCTTGACTTTTCAGGGCTTTGAACCGGATGAACTATACTTAATCACGGAGATAATTCTTACTATTCCCAGCCATTTAATCGGACATATCGCGATTGATGTTCAAGAAGATATTGGCTCGGTCTTTATTCCTATTTTCGATCATGAAATTTCCATTGAAAGCAACGTAAATGTTGTTCGGGATTTTTATTTTTGATTTTAATTTCTAACCTAAACAGAAATGAACAAAGCAAAAACTATCGAGGATCCTTCAGAAGAAGTGAAAATTGTTATAATTAAAGAAGAGGATAGAATTTCCTTGGATCGGGCTAGCACCTATGAAATTAGTAAAGCAATCTCTGAGCGAATTGCCATGATTAATGAAACTGGAGAATTGTTCTCTGATAATGCAAATTTGGCCAAATTGGATCAATTGGAAGGAGGTTCCTATAATATCAAGGAATCCGATATAATCGAAATTAAGGGAGCAAAGTACATTAAGTTGACAAGTTCAAGGGATTTGGCCAAGAAAGAAATTAATGAAAAAAAAAGTCCGTTCACATTATTAAGGATTATATCCCAGGACAAAAAATTATTTTATGTAGAGGTCATCAATCTCAACGATCTACCGGTTCCACAACTAGACTGCTATAGCAGTTTTCGCGTGTAACCAGGATCAGAATGAGAGATGAGTCTCGCCAAAAGCTCTGAGGCGTATTATCGTTTCCCCACCCCCAAAGCTTCCATTAACGGGGAGAACTCCATGCGAAGTACCTGAAATTTGGTTTACACTAGAGTTAGAACTATCATAGAATTGTGAAAGAGTCATTTTGTTTTTTATCCTGCTGGACTGCCGATAAAGACGAAAATTTTCAAATTATTAATCTCGCAATTTGTCGTATTTTGCCAAAGCATCTGCGCGATAATTCATTTCTTGATAAATTCCCGAGATATTTTTCTGCGCTACATGGGCTTTCACTTTGGTTACGAATATCCTTCTCGATACTGATATTTTTTCCATGATTTTTCGAAGCAAGAGAATCAAGTCCAAATTCTTTTTGGTTGGCCCATAATTCTCTTGGATTTTCTTCATTATTAATATGCAATATTGCGAATCTGTGATGATTTCTACGGCCTCGTCTTGCGTTTGATAGAACATATGCAAGGCAATTATAATAGCAAGCATTTCCGCTCGATTGTTGGTGGGCAAATCCTCTTCACCCGTTTCTATTATGAGTTCATTATTTTCCACCTCTAAAGCAAGGAGTTTTTGTTTGGGCAAATCAAAATGAAATTGCCTATTTTCATCAATATAGATTCCAATTCCACCTTTTATCCTGTTTAATGCAGATCCGTCTGTGGCAATTTTAAGCATCTTTTCTATTCTTAGGATTTTTCAAAATAAAATTTCCCTCCTCTTACCCGAAAAGTCATGGTCCCATCGGGTATTCGGATTATTGAGCCGTCTTTGTATTTATCTCTTGGGATTTTCCACTTCATCAGATTGTACTGCAAATACTCATAGTCATTTCCACCGAATTTCATGAATCGAATCAAATCATGGTGGCCGACTAAAGTCATTTTCTTGGATTGCAGCAATTGAGTCAAAAATTGGTCGATATCATCCTCTAAATTGCAGTCCAATTGTTCGTTTTTCTCGTAGATTGTGTTATGTTCATTGGGGTAGAATATGAAGTTGAAATACAGATTGAACGCGGTGTAGGTATTTACCATGGATTCCGCAAAAGAAAGCAAGTATCCCTCAAATAATGGATCCATTTTTAAAGAAATAAATTTTTTATAAATTAAAATGGTATATGAAAATCTTGTCTTCGAAGGCGGAGGCGTAAAAGGGGTAGCTTATGCCAGAATACCGAAATTATTAGATGAAAAGGGAATATTGAAAAATATAAGGAGAGTAGCTGGATCATCGGCTGGATCAATTGCAGCACTCCTTATTGCCTTGGAATACGACCCATGCACAATTGCTGAAATCATAAAAAATATGCAATTTCAATATTTCCAAGACAGTTACACCATTTCATATCAAATCTTCCGATTGATAACCCATTACGGGATTCATTCTGGTGAGTATTTTTCCCATTGGATCCAAAGTATAATCCGCGTTAAGCTCGCAAAAAAAGATGCCAGTTTCCAAGATTTAAAAGAGCAAAACGGCAAAGAATTGGTTATCACCGGAACGAATATGCGGACAGGCAAAACAGAATATTTTAGCTTCAAAACAACGCCAAATATGCCAATCTGGATGGCTGTAAGGATATCTATTACAATCCCTGTGTTTTTCTCTCCGATTTCCTATAAAGGCGATCTATACATGGATGGTGGCATATTGAGCAATTTCCCGATTTGGGTGTTTGACGATCCCCACGATTACAGCAACCGCACCACATCCATGTTTAGCGAAAAAACAATTGGTTTCAAACTTTCCAACGAAAAACAAAAAGAATTGAAAATGGAAAATAATTATGTAGTCCCATCGGTTTCCATTGTGATTCGCCTAATGTCTTTGCTTTTGAATCACGTGGATACATCATATGGTGCCGCGCAATACAAAAGTAGAACAATTATTATCGATTCGCACAATATTTCCGCGGTTGATTTCCACCTATCCCGCGAGCAAATAGAAGGCCTAATCGAGGAAGGTGAATCGGCCACTAGAAGGTTCTTGGAAGCAAATGACGTAAAAGATGTGCGCATACATAATCACAATTCCAGGCCAATTATAGAGATCAATTGCGACGACTACTTGGATACTTCATCGTCGAGTGAAGATTTTTAAATTTTGTAAAATTATAAAATTTATAATTTTATAGATTCATAATTGATGGAAACATTTTCTAATTCGCAATCCCTTTCCTCCCAAATCTTAATTCGCTTATTTATTCTTTTTTTAATCGAGGTGCCGGAATCAATCAAATCCACATATATCCTTTCCTTCTTTGGCATGTATTTACCGCGCAGAATCCTTCCACTTATTTGCTTTCCATTGGTCACATAGGAAGAGGCAAAAACCATTGCAGTCAAATTCGGCACATTGAATCCATCCGAGCCGGAACTGTAGGTGGTGAATATAACATTGCAATTCTTCTTGATTTCGCTTCTTTCCTCTTCCGAAGTCGATCCATTGATAATGCCTGCTTTGCATTCATCCGGTTTGCATTCGCCAAACTTTTTGTACAAAATAAAAACCAAAGCATTGATTCTGGACATCACCAAAACATCGTGATTTCCAATTAGTTGCATTATTTCATTTACGATCAAAGCGGTTCGGTGGGGATCTTCTGCGAATTGACTTTCCATCGCCATGCTGTTGATCATGTTCAAATCGGAATAGATATTTTGCGTGTATTGCGGGGGACCTGTATACTGAATCAATTTGGCTTTGGTTTTGAATTCGAAATCAGGGATGTATAGATCCCCATTAATCAACTCGCCGCAGCAATCATAAATGATTTGACTGTTCCAATATTTATTTGGTGTTGCCGACAAAGCGAGCTTATATGGATTGGTTGTTCGCAAAAGGATTTTCTGATTTTGTTTGCTGCAGAATGAATGGCATTCGTCGAACACAACCAAATCGAATCTGCCCCAATAATTCGCATCCAAACGATTGAAGGCAGACTTGGCAATCGCCACAACAATATCGCGCCCTTCTGGATCGGGATTTTTGCCACCCACTGCCCCGATTGCATCTCTTTCTATTTGCATATTATTGATCAAATCGTTTATCATTTGAATTTGCAAATTGGTATTCGGAACAATTATCGCAACACTTTGGATTTTCAAATCGCAAATCAATTTGGATAAAATGATTGTCTTGCCTTTTCCTGTCCCAAGCATCAAAGTGGCGCCGCGGTATTCTTCCAATTGCTTCTTGACTCGCCGAATTAATATTTCTTTTTCCTCCCAAACTTCTTCGCGCATAAAGTATTCTCCATTTTTCTTTTGCTTTAAACTTTCATTGTTTAGGTTTATTTGGAAATTATCTTGAATCGACCGCAATCGATAAAATGGCACCACAAAATACTTATTTGTAGCCAGCACGGGATTGTAATGAAGCTCCCTTTTGATTGGGTAGGATTCGTAAATATCGATCTTCAAACTACCCAACCAGTTTTGAAACTTTGTATTTCTGGTGATTTGCGATTTGATTATTCGGATTCCCAAATTAAATTTTTGGTTTTTATATTTAGACACTTTACTTAAATCAATTATATCAGCTTTGAGTGCCATTTTATTTAATATTTATTTTTATTAACCAAACATAAAATGACATCTCCAGATATTGTTCTACTATCCGAAGGAATAAAAGAGGGTGAATTATCTAGCCTTCTTACTAAACCTAGACATTGCTCCCAATATCTAGTAGATTTTGCTACTAGATTTAATCCACGCGAGGATCCGATCGTAACTTTAGCAACACTTCCAATGGACAAGAAGAAAGAGTTAATGAACGAAATCCAGTGTTACATGCCAAGAAAAGAGCACCCTAAATTTCGAGGCTGCGATGTGCAATACCATTCGTTTGAAGAACCGAAATGCACTAAAGAAATTTTATTAGACAATCTGAGGGAATCCAAATTCCAAGTTCAGATTGATACCAAACTTGACTATCCATTTATTGTTGATCAATTTTTGCGAATTGAATCTTCCACACCAACTATTGATGCCAGACAATTTGATCCAAGCAGTATTGTGGATTTCGATCCAGACAAGATCCTTTACAGTTATTGCTCTAAGCCAGGTATTCGTGCTTTGAAAGAATACAGTCTATCCGTAGAAGGCAGTTCCAGTGAAACCGTAACACGCGATCAGGTCTTGCATGCTTACAAAGAATTCCTCCCAGAAAATGTTAGATTGTTCTGGAACGAAATGATTGGTGAAGACAACGGGCAAAAGGTTGATGTTGATTTGCCAGATACCGACGCAACATGGAGAATGGATCTTAAATATGGATATCAAACAAAAGTTAAAACTCCAAAGCAATTGAAAGTTTATGTTCCTCTTGTTTTGAACCACCGCGAAGAAGGCCTCGACACTGGATTGTTTCGGGAAAAGGCAGTCAGCTTGAAAGGTAAATTCGAAAAAAGTAATTTAATTGTTCGCGCGCAATACATTGACGGAACCGACGATCCAATTGATATTCCATTGGAGCCACTTCGATTCAAAATTGGTGTAGTAAATAACTATTGCAAATTCAGTGAGGAATTGAATGCATTGCGATTGAATATGCCAACATCTGCTTTGATCCCATTAGTCGAAGTCGACCGCTATGAAATCAAAGATCTCGAAAAGGATCTTGAATTAAAGGGACACGGAATCATTGAAGCATTCGGAATTTCTATTGTTCCTACTTTCTATGAATCTCATTTCGAGTTATGGGATCGCTATGAAGAACTTCAAGAGGTCTGCACGCAAGTACCGATTATCATTAACGATAGCAGCGATCCACCAATTCCTGGCGTTGTTGCGGTAACCACTGCAAAAGGAAAGATTCCTACCAACCCACTCGAGAAAATCGGAATGGAATGGAGTGGAACCACATTGAAGGAATCCATCGATCCGTTCATCTATAAAGTTTTGCAAAAGTACAGAATGGCCAAGAAAGGACCACACTACCGATTGGAAAAAATCAATGGAATGCATATGTTTTTGATTAACGAGCATTGGCTTTCTAGACAATTCTCTGCTGTTTTCAACATTAGTTCCCTTAAAAGTCCAAGCTTAAAGTTGAAATTCCGAGACGATTTGTTTGATTCTTTGATTCAAGAATTGCATACTAGCTATACGGTTTTGGTGCATCGATTCCACATTAATACTTCAACCCACTTGGGCAGAACAATCGGAATTAGATATCAACAGTAAGTTTCGCGAAAACAAAAGATTTATTTTCGCAAAATCAATTCGACGAATAATAAACCAAGACATCTTTTTTTAATATCGAGCTCATGGATTCCAATTCCAGAAGAATTCGATTGAGTGCTTTTTTGTTCATGGACTTTATTTTTTGGCTATACAGTACTATTATATCGGAACCGATCATAGAGAAATAAGTTATGGAGTTTGCGAATTCGGAATATCTATTATGCGGGTCGATATAGTTCAAGTATAATCCTAAGTTTTTGTGGCTTTTGATGTTCAACTTTTTCCGGCTAATGTACATTTCGTTTTTGTAAACGGGATAGGTATATTCTTTCAGTATATACAAGTATTCGAATATAAACAAATCACGAAATTCATGCTCTACCAGTTTGCAATTCAAAAGCAAATGATGATATTCCCAAGAATTTATGTATTCTTTTCTGACGGATTTTATTATTTTTCCGAACATGTGTTTTAATATTTTTGATTTTAATTCTAAGATTAAAATGACTTCGGTTTCTTACAATCCCCATGCTGACGATTTTGATTTCCCTGCTGTATTAAGCAATGATTCGCTGATTTGCAAGTTTAAAACAATTATCACGGACAAGAAAATCAAAACCAAATCGGGAAAGATCAATCAAATGAGTTGGACAGCCTATGTTGGCTTGTCTGATTTGGACGGCAAGGAAATTCAATCAATGCTGAACGAATCGTCTTTGATCTCAAAGAAAGGTCAATTTACCAATTCCGAATTGGATTTGTTATTTGACTTTTGCCACAAGATTACTCAGCGTCATCAATTGAAGCATCAAAATTTGACACATAATCGCGCTTTCTTCATTATTGACTCGCATCAAGTAAACAGCAAACACAGGTTTGGCGTGGCTACTATTATAGAAAACGGAAAGAATCTCGGAAGGAAGAATGCAACCAATCCATATTTCCAAGCAATGATGCAGGCTTATAGCAAGTATAACAAAAAGTTGGAAACAAAAGATAAGGTCAAACCGATGCTCGCAAAAGGCGATGCCATTTTAGTGGATCAATACGAAAAGGAAGAAGTAGAAAAATTATATGTAAGAAATTCTTACTGTCAGCCAAAATTGGATGGCATTAGATGTTGCGTGGAATTGGATAATCCGGTTGTGCCTTATTCGCGCGACTTGAAAGATATCGTTTTAAGCAAAACAATGATGGAAGATTTGGCGACTATTCACGAATCTTTGGGATTCTATAATTACAAAGCAATCCTTGATGGCGAGCTCTATCAGGACAATATGGATTTGTCCGAAATATCTGGAATTGTTCGGAACGTCAAAGATAAAGGAAAAAAGGAATTATTGCAATACCACATTTTCGATATCTTTTTCGTGGATGAAAATAAAGTAATCTCGAATTTGCCTTATTCCAGCCGCTTAGAATTCTTGGATAGAATCAAAGATTTTAACTTGAAAAGCATTGTGATTGTGGAAACGGTTAAGGTCGAATCCCCTGAATTTCTGTATAATTATTACAAAAGAAAGATTGCGGAAAACTATGAAGGAGTAATTCTCCGCCCGAACTTGCCTTATATCAATAAGAATCGAGACAATCTGGTGAAAATCAAACCAGTTTTTCGGGAAGAATTCCAATTAATTGATTTCACCGAAGGCGCTGGCAAGGATAAAGGATTGGTTGTGTTCAAATGCCAGCTTACCGAAACAACAATCGCCAAAGCCACTGAATATCTGAATGAAAAAAATAGAAATATAAGTTCTTCTCTTATCACCGCAACATTCGGTGTAAGGCCAAAGAAGGATGAAACATGGCGCAGAAAAGAATTCACAAAATTGAGAAAAATTCAATCAAATGGATTCACTTATTTCGAGAATCACTTAAAGAATGAAAAGTATACCGTTGAATTTCAAGATTGGTCGAAAGATCTCAAACCATTGAGACCAGTCGGAATCGATTATCGAAATATAAATTGATCAATTTATAAATTAATCATTAATTTTTTTGCTTTAAAATATGAGCTATCTTATCAATTATACCGCTTTTTCGATCCCATTCTCGATAGGAGATCTTCATTTTACCTGTCCGGCTTTGTCTTATATCAAATTGGACAAAGGCGAATACATTACTTGCCCAGCAAACCTGTCCCGAAATGATAGAAAAATCAAGAGAAAATTAAGGGATCATAAATATTTGGTGGCTGCCATTTCGGATAAAGATTTCTCCCATTCGATCCTGGACACTTGCTCTGACTTGAATATAATCCTGCAGAATTGGAAAATCGGAGTAGTCAAAAATTCGGATCCAATTTTCAAATCAAAGGATTATGGGTTCATTACATTCGAAGGCAATCTGCGACCAGATACTTCTGTTGCTTTTCCGCAAAGAGAATATTCCGGAAACATCGGGGAATTATATGATAATCTGAATTACAGCGATCTTCCTAGATATTATGAAAAATTCCTGTCTTTGAATAAATTTCCAGAGGCAACAATCTTGCGAGAAGGCAAATTCGGATCGGCCATTTACAATTTCACAAATGATCCCCTTCCGTTTTCCTATGATGGCGGTAGTGGGGATATTCCCCCATCTTCTGGTGTTTTCATCGGAGGCAAAAATGAGATAACTGTTCCTGCCAAAATCGAAAGAGACAGGGTGGTGGAAACGAAAACCATCTCGAAATACGGAACTTATGTTGCGGGCTATGGGGAAATCGATTCCCAGTATGGCGATTTGTATTTGATATATAATGGAATCTGCAACAATTTCGCGAACATGAAAAACCAATTCATGGGTTGCAAAAAAATAATTATCCACAAAGACGATTATATCAAATGCTCTTATCTGGAGGATAGTCTTGTGCTTTCGGATGATATCCAAAAAAGTCAATTGAGCTTTTACTTGACCATGTTTGTGTTTTTGATCGTTGCAGTATTTCTGGCTATACTTGTAATCAAGACCAATCAATATAGGATTTATAATTTGTTAAACCGATCTTGATAATTTGTATTTCAAAATAGCAAGGCTGGCACTGCAAATAATCGACACAACAAAGATCAGAATTATGATTGCAATGATAACATATAAAGCCCAACTCATCGAATCAACATGAAGCATATCGTGTTGAAAAGAGTAACTTTTCCCAGCCAGCAAAACGGTGGAATTGTGATAAGCCCGATCTGCGTGGATTTTCATTTTGCGATTTCCGGGGACAATCACTTCTCCTTGATTGGTTTTCAGAACAATCGGTTCGGATTGAGAATTGTATATTCTGATCATATTTTTATTTATTTTTGAAATTAAAAATAGTTATTAAAATGTCCTTCAAAGATATCGAAACTATGGTATTGCCGCGCGTTTCTCCCTTAGAATCAAGGGAAATCGCTTTATGGCGCAGAAAACCCCAACCAATTCCAATCGAAACTCCAGTTGACTCGGATAAATTAACCAAGAAATTGAATGAACTCAAAATTAAGCAATTGAATCACGGAAATATCAAATCGGTAATGAAGAATGTATTCGGAAATAACATCAGTGATGTACAATTTGTTCGGCTTCGATTCTGTTTGTTTGCATATTTCAATGAGCAAAACAAATTGGAACGTGAAAAAATATGTGAACGAATCAATTCAAACTTTGAATCTGGGCATCTACCGGGATAAAGTATAGAACAGATAATCCGCAAGAAGAACTTTCTAAACAAATGGATTCTTTCCCAAACTTAACCACTAAATTATTTTTTATGTGTTTCAGGAAATAAATCACATCCATCTTAGGGAAATTGATTGTGTAAATTTGGTTTTCTAATTGCCCGCAGATTTTACCTGTTTGCTTTTTGTTAAACTCCACACGATCCATAATCCCCACTTCCGATTTAAATTCTATTTTCACAACATTGTTCAATGCAATCAAGCGACAAAGAACACTTCCTTTGCGATTGGTCTTGCTCAATATTTTTTTAATGTTGACTGGCTTATAACCGACTATTTCAAATTCGGGATCATCAATCGCAGGCAATTCTGGAATAGAGAAATCTTTTTTCGAATTAACGATAATGCTGCTATGCGAATTGATGTCATTCTTTTCATCGATAATACTGTATTCCAAGCTATTGGAAATCTCGGTGGTGTACAGAATAAGGAATCTTGTGTTTTCGTCTAGCTCCGAGCTAATCGGGCCTAACGCCGCAACAGGCTCAATACGCAACTTGACAGGGGAAGCACAAAAGTAAGACATTACCCGATTGGCCTTAATGCGAATCATGATTTCCTTCTTCGATCCGGAATTGATATTCCCGACTATCAAGAAACTATCTTCGAGAAAATAAATGTCAACCGATTCTACTTTGAGCGTTTTGAATGTTTGCAAATATGCATTAAAAATCTGCGCCTCAGAGATAATAATCTCGTTGATAGATTTATCATTTGAAGGCTCGCTGGATGCCCCTTTAAATTCATCTATCGGGATAGTTTTATTGATCTTTGGTCTGCCTGGTCCTCTTTTTTTAGTTCCACTCATTTAATAAATTTAATATTAATTAATTATGGAAAAAAATTAATTATAAATCGCTTAGATGTTATTCAAAATCGAGAAATTGGATATTCTGTCGAAATATCTGGGATTACTTCTTGCCAAATCCGAGTTAGAATCAAACTCCAAGGCAATCCCCAATAAACGCATGATTTGTTCATCGGACATTTTATCATCATAGACCGATTCATAAACAGAATCGCCTAAAGAAGATCCACTTCTGTATTTGGCCGCAATGGATCCGAGCAACTCCTTTGTAACAATATTTATTTTCTTCCTCTTGCTGCGAATTTTGAGCATCAGAATTCTTTTGTTTTCGAAATTTGTGGAGAACACGTTGGCGCCAATGGAATCATAATGTTTCACCGGATCTTCTTTTGGATAATCTTTCATCTTTCTATAATATGTTTTGCCTTCGAGCTCGCCCAAACACTGATAGGTTGTATCCATATTCTTTTTGGATGTAACCGGATTGTGTTCCAATTTGCTTTTGTCCAAAATCAAGTCCGAGTTGAATCGCTCCACAACATCTTCCGAAAGCCCAGATGTAATTTGCAAATCCGGGAATTTCTTTTTAATGTAATCGACATCAATCAATTCGCGAATAGATGAAGTCTTACAAACTGTATTCTTTACGTTGATTTCCACCTTATTTGCGGATTTAGGAAGAGTTGTTATTAAATCTTCCTCTGGCAGCAACAAAGTGGTGTTGAGATCTTCGAATATGTTATGCGAGGTGGGGCAGACTTCTTCCAGCATTTTGTCTAATTCCGGATTCTCGCTGTACTTTAATTTATTCGCGATTAGCATTAATCCTTTTGCCCCTGTTTCCTTTGACATGCTGTACAATTCATAAGACAGGGAATCGAGTTCACGCAACAATTCGCCAATGTCAACGGTTGTGAAAACAGAAGAATGTTGAATCTGAGTGGATATTTCCCCTCCCATATTTGATAAAAAACATAAATACTCGAAAGCATTATTTAATTTTGTTGTTTCAGAAAAAGCCACCTCCAAGTTTTTCAAATCATCCGGTTCCTTAAACTGAAAGCCATTGATTGCATCTCTAATTTTTTCGTCTTGTGCGTGTGGGGTTATTTGCAAGATGAAATTTTCCATCTTATCCTTGATTGATTCATACTTCTGCTTAATTGAGATCATTTTTATTTAAAATTATAAAAAATATCTATAATTAGAAAAACAAAATGGAGTCGGAAAAACCAAATATTAAAAGAATCTCTAACAAAAAGGTAGCAGCCCAACCTGCCGCACCAAAGGAATATAAAATGCCAACATTGATGTACATATTCACAATTATCATAATGATTACCGTGATCATTACGATGATATTTTGCATTCTTTCCGTGTTGATGGATCTAATTCGCATTTACAAAGATCCCAAGAAACCTTCTAAGTCCCGCAAACCAATGAAAGAATATTCCGAGGAAGAGGAAGAGGACCCGATCAACTCCACCAGCTCTGTGGAAGAATCCGAAGTGGATATTAGCGAATTGGAGAATATGGTAAATACGAGAATGAATGAAACCCGACAAAAAAATATTGATGAACTGGAAAGGAATATTGAGCAGCAAGTAGAAGAAGTTTCTTGTTCGAATTGAAATTTCAAAATTTCAAAATTTCAAATTTCAAATTTTAATCCGTAATCACATTATTGTCTTCATTGTCGTCCGCGTAATCTAAATCATCCAGGCCTTCATCTTTTGCTCCAGTATCTTCGTCGATGACCCCGTCATCTGTTTCTATAGTTTTGTCTAGTGAAACATAATAGTTAAACTGATCCAAACGGAAGATTTCCGACAAATATGCTTTCGCGATTGGGATTCCTACTTTTTTAATTTGAACCAGTTTTTCCAAGGCATCGGCAATGCATGAAATAATCCACAAGTAGACATCTTTCGGTTTCCACTTTGAAAATCGCTGTTTGTACTTTTGAAAATAATCTTCTTCGAAAATATTTTTGTCGACCAATTCCGAAATCTTTTCTGAATCAACCTGGGCTTCCTCCAGAATCTGCTCGAATTGATTCAAGTATGGATTTTCCCGCAATAGCCGAACAAAGCGAATCAGTTGTGTCGCGTATTTGTTAACCCGAACAATCCGAATATCGTTTTTGATAAACTCCTTCTCTTCGAAATTAGGATTCTTAAAATCCATTTCCGTTTCGTTTTCTGTTTGTCCCAATCGGCGCAACATGTAAATCCCGAATTTGGAACTGATCTTTTTCACAACACCCAATTTGCTCTCCTGGAAAACATATTGGTAGGATTCGTTTGTATCGATTTTCTTTGCCTTCTTCGCATTTCTTTTTTGCATTTTCTTTCTGGAATAATTCAACTTTTCATTGCGCTTTGCAACGATCTCATCCAAATACTTTTTTTCAGATTTCAAGTCTTTGATGCTTTTATTCTTCCAAAACAAATCGATGGATTCGGAATACTTCTCGCGATTAGACAATCTTCCTGTTTTCCTGAGGATGATTTTTCCTGTTTTCTCCTCGAATTTATAATCCCACTTAATGATTTCGCCTTCCAAATCATAGGAGTATTGCGGGCCATATAAAACAGAATAACCGGTAAGATTAAGGGATTTCATTGGAACCAAAGAATTTAAGATCTTTCTCTTTTCATCCATTTTCTTTTGATGCGCAAACAACATCTCTTCCACTTCTGGATTGAACTTGTGCTTCATGTAAAGCGATCTAGCATATGGTTGCTTGTTGAGATAGTTTGAAGGACTATCGGCAAAGGTATAATTTGTCAAAGCATCCAGATACGGGATCTTCACCATTGGCGCTTTCAATTGAAAATAATAATCCACCTCATTGAAATCTTTGGTGTTCAAAAGCATTCGCAAAGATTCAAATTTGGTTATATCTTTTTTCTTGATTTGGCACATATTGTGATACCATCGCATAATTGGTTTGGATAGAATAATAGAAGTCACAACATCTTCTGTGATATATCCGATTTTCTCTTTCTTTTGCGATTTCAAATTATGATGGGCCAACTTGACCAAACTTTGCACGGCGGAACTATCCATTGTTTTTGGGAATTTCTGCAGCGCTTTGGTGATTATGAATTTGGCATAATCCAAGGGATTACGTGATTTTAAATCTTTCACTTTGATGTTAAAATCATTCATGTACAAATCCATAATGTAGAAAGCCGCGTAAACAAAAGTATAGATTCTTATCTTGTCGATGTTTTCGGATGTTTCCTGATTATCTGTCATGAGCCGAAAGATGTCTGGAAAGATAGCAGAATGGATCGCTTTCACCAAATCCCGTGCAGCAAATTCATAAGCAAATTGATAAAGCCCCAAAACGGGATAGATGGATTTGTAAACGGCATCACTGATTTCGCTGGAATCTGTTTTGGAATTTAATGCGGCGGCTCGATTGTTTCTGATTCGCTCAAATGATTGGGTGTTCAGCAAATCCGTGATGTCATTTTTGATGATGAGTTGTTTGCAATATTTGCAGTAAGCCCATTTCCCCCTTACTTCCCCAATGTAATCATTCAGCACTTCTTTGTTTCCGCTGATCAATAATTTAACATGATGCTCGCAGGCAATCTCAACCTTGCAAAACTTGCAACTGTAGATTCCTTCTGCAAAATCCGAGATTTCTGAAATTTGGTTAACAACATAATCGATATCCTCTTGCGTGAATCGATATCGGTTGCGGAGGATTTCATACATCTTCTCGATTATTGGCTTGTGCTTCTCGCAATTGGCCGTGAAAGCAGAAGTGCGAATATTAATCATTGCCTTGATGTTCTCGAATAATTCCTTCGATACATGCTTTTTGATGTCGGTAAGGGAATTCTTCAAAAGCGACAAAATCTTTTCTGGATTCTCCACTTCTTTTGCAATAATGTTTCTTGCTATGTTCATTCGGGTTTGACTGATTAGGCGCGTCAATTGATTGTCCAGATTCATCGAGACATAACTCATTCGATTGATGTATCGGTTGAGCTCTCTAATTATGATGTCGGGACTTTCATTGATCATCGCGAAAAAGATTGCGGTGGTTCCTGTTTCCTGCAAAGTTTTGAAAAACTCGACGGTGCTGTTTGTGTTGATATCGCCATGAGTGATCTTCTTGATTTTCTTGCTGACTATTTTCGCTACAGCCGGATCTACGCTGGAACCATATTGCAATTGGAAGGTTTTAATGTTGGAACTGTACTGATTGATTTTATCAACTGGCAAATTGAGATGCAAAGATTTGCGCATAATGGATTCCTTTCTTAAAATAACCTTAACCATTTTGGCAAGTTTCTGTACATCGTTTAAATCCTCTTCTTTGATTTTGTAATTCAAATCCAGGAATCGCTCAATGTATATATTGGTATATCTTGGATAATTCTCATGCAATCCTTCCAATATTTTTGGAGAGATTATAATCCGATCACTGTTTGGGTTGTCGATTTGGTTTAAATTTTTTCCCTGAACATAAAGCAATCCAGTTGTTGCCAAACTTAGAGTTTTTAATTTTTCACCTCTGCTGTCCCCGAATCGCTCTTTGGAAATATAATAATCAGAGATACTATCCACTATTATATTTACTAGCAAATCATCGAATTCCGGCAGAAACTCCTGTAAATGTCTTTTGTAAGCAAGAGGGTTGAAAGAAACTTCCTGCTTAAATACGTTGATCTTTTTCACAACACTTGTCATTGTATTTTTTATTAGTTTTGTAAATCTAATATTTTAATTGATAAGTTTAAATTTGACTGATATAGATATTCGGGATGGTTTACTATTATCGAGTTTACAAAAGCAAAAACAAGGAGATTGTTGATTTTATCTACGCCAGGAAATCTCCGGGTAAGATGAGCAAAAAAGAATTAAATTATGATAGCCATATCAAGAAGAAAATCAGTGAAAAACACGGAAAGAAATTTGTGGCCGGAACTGTTTTTGACAGAAAATTAAATATCGTATTTGAACCACAAACTTTTGTCGAGACGAAAATCAACGATAAAGAGGAATTGCCAGAAAAGAGATATAATTATGTAGATGGTACTATTGTCTATCCCAGAATGTGCCGGGGGAAACTAGCATTAGGCAGCACCAACAGCTGGAATATTGCCAATATGCGCGATGCCTATGAAAAAACTTATGGTGATTTCTTCGCGGAAACATTAAGGGCAGTGAAATTAATAGACGGCCTAAGCGAAGGATATGCGGTTTTGTTTTCCAATCCCGGAATTCACGTGACTAGCAATGAACATAGCATTGTTGTGTTTGGAGAAGAAATTAAAAGATACACCGCAACTGGATTGGATCCGGATTTCCAAACAAGCAGCGATTCCAAATCATTCATTACCTTCGAAAATGGACATGGTGTGGTTTATCAAGATGAAACACTATCCCAATTGAGTGAATTGTTTTACAAAAACAAATACGTATATTACAATAAAGATCCGGAAAGAGTCAAGAAAAATATGGTCAAAGCATGGAAGAATCAATCCTTTGATTTTGAATCCTACCTAAACGATTCCATGTCCGAAATATTAAAAGAATTCGATAACTAAAATTTTACAATTGCAAATTAAAATCATAAATAATAAAAATAATAAATCTTTTTTCTGAATGAATTTATTCGACTGCCTCGAACCTTGCAAATCCGAAGAAGTGGATTTATTGGTAAATCCAAAACACGTCAAGAATGGATTGTTTTGCGGGGTTTACAAAAACATTATTTCTGACGCGGAATATTTGAACATCTGCGAATACTTCCAATCTTTTGTTTTAAACAAGCCGATCAAAACAATAAGGATTCGGAACACTTTGTTTCCTGAAACGATTTGCCGAAGAATAAAAATATTCGATCAATTCGAATTTGATAGAAAACAATACAAGTTGCAATCCTATTCTGATGCGGCCCACTTGATTCGCTTTGGTGAAAATCAATCCTTGTCCGATTTCAATTTGGAAAAAAATATGGATATCCAACCAAATGAAATCTGTATATTGCTTGCTCTGGATCCGATACATATCCGGTTTGGTGCAAGGGAAAATTCCTTTGATCTGCGAACCAATTGTGCTTTCATGTTCAAAGGATTGACCAATCCCAAATTCATTAATGAATCAACTGACCGGTTCCTTATTGCGTTTAAAGCGATATACTCCGTAAAAGATCATAACTAAAACGAGAACAATAAAGAAGATCAATAATAAGATCCACCAATTTTTTTCGTCATCGTCTTCAACGGGAGTGATTGTTGTATCCGGTTCGGTTCCATCTGTTGTGTCGCTTGTGCTGCAAGTGCTCCCACCAATAACTGTTGTTCCCGTATTCTCGCCATTGTTGGCTATTTCAAATTGCAAATTCTGTATTGTGCAATAATTATCCGGAGTGGTGCAGTTTTGACTGGATATGTTATCGCCAACATAATAATTGTAACTGATCGCATCGGGTTGCAAAGAACATTCCGTGATGGTTGCGGCTGGGCAGAATGCAGCATTGACTTGACAAAAGCATTCATTGCCTGGTGGTGCCTTTCCTCCTGCTGCAAGATGGCCATAAGCCATTGTAAGATTCCTAAATCCGCAATAGCTATTAACGAAAACAAGTGAATCGGATTGAGTGGATTTGGTTTCTCCTTGTTGCGCGTAATACTTCGGATTGTTGAACAAATGACATTCCTTGCAAGCCGAGCTGCTGAAAACATAATTGCCATCTTCGCTGATTGTTGGATTTCCCTGGCAGCTCATCGCGCAATTGTAAAGCACATAAATCCATTCCAGTGAATAGATTCCGTTTACAATATCGAATGAATTGATTCGCGGCGAACTGTACATGCTAGCCAAACATTGCTCGGGGGGCACAGAAGTATTCATGTCGATTTCGGGAACGACCCCGGAGCTGTCATAATATTCCTGATTTCCGCAAGTTGCTTGATTGTAAGTTGGATCCCAGAACAAAGTTGCATCCCGAACTTTCTGAATATCTATCATTGGATTGGTTTTGGTGGAAAGCATATTGGACATATTCGATATGAAATTTCCTCCGAGATTAAAGTTAGGATTCAAAACAATTTCCGGAAACATATAATTTATAACGCTCGCGGTTGCGTTATTGTAATAATCGAAATAATCGTTGGTGAAACTGGAATCCGTTCGAACCGATACATTCATTCCCGCCAAAGCGCAATTGTAAATTCCTGCAGTATTGGAATACTTGCTGCTCGGATAGAATCCACTGTATCCAAATGCCGCACCACTACTGGCGCAACTCTGTGCACTATTCGGAATGTTTGTCCCGAAACTATAAAACGTTCCAGAATGATCTCCGGAATCGTCAAAAGTCAAAGGCAGTTTATTGGCATTTTCATCGGGGCTATTGAGAGCAGTATTTTCGGTATACTCTTTCATCCGAAAGTTTGGATAGAAGAGAACCTCTCCAGGATCGCGCTCGCATGTTTGGAAACTATTTTCCGCATCGGTGTAAACCACATTCTGCCAATCTGGATCGGAATCGGCAGGAAACATCGAATAGAAAACAGACTGAAGAAATCCATTAACTTGCATATGCGGTGGAATATACATCGACTTAAATCCGGAAGTAAGATTCTTTCCATTGTCTCCGGCGAATGAATTATATCCATCATAAGCGTGCGATACTGGGCTAACCGGGCAAAGATAAATTAAATCGCCTTCATCGGTTTGGGTATAACCGTATCTGTTGCTTGAATTTGGTTCAATATTCCATTTGTTCGGATCCAAAGATGGAATGATCGATTTGGTGGAATACAGAATATTGGTGCCACTCACAATGTTCGGAATGATAAACCAAAATGCGGCATCCATCCACAAAGTAATGTCTTGATCGGAGCGCTCGACATAGGTTAAGGTGTAAACTTTGTTAGCGTAAATGTATTTCCTACTTTGCAGGAAATCGTCGTTCTTGTTAGTGATTCGATATTTGGAATTGTTCAATCCATGAAATTCTATCGCCGAGTTGCCATTATATTTCGAACTGGCAATAAATTTAATCTTGTAAAACATTCCCGATAGAAATGGTCTATTGGAATTCGCAATGCTATCCGGCAAACTCACATAATCATTTTCCAAAATCGGTCCAGATTGATAATTGCCACTTGCGCCGATCCCTAAATCGCTTTCCGTAGTGTATCCGGAATAAGGCGGGCGATTGTCCATATTGTTTATTTGCGGCAATCCTTGGAAATCGGACAAAGCAAATTGGACATTTCCATAAAGAACCACTTTGCGCCCTAAATTGGAAACTGCAACACCGCCTAAATATTGTGCATCAAAGTCGGGCAATAAACTGGAGGCTGAAGAATATTCACCGAGCATTTCGGTGGTTTTGCGGGTTTCATCCAATCCATAATTTTCATATAGCGTGATTCCTCTTTCCCCGCAATTCAAAGCATTGACTGGATTGTACAATTTGAACGATTCGTCTTCCGGATATCCGTGCACGCAAGTAGAATAACATTGGCGTTTAGTATCTCCCGGCGGATAGAAGCATCCTGTTTTGTTGCAACTTGAACTGGAACTGCAATATGGTGTGCTTTTTGGTTTCATGCTGCTGATCAAG